ATATTGGCTCGATCATAATTACCGATCATTAATCCAAGGAGTTGAACGATCGAGCGTCAAACAAACCGCCGAGAGGGCAAAAGAGCGCGCGGAAAATGTTGCGGCGGCAACATCCAAACTCAAGGCTCGAATTGAGTTTGAGGCGAAGCGAGTGCTTCTCGATTGGATCATGCCGAATAATAAAAAGCTTGCGGATTGCACCGGCGCGGAATGCCGGCAATTCGGTGGTTGGCTTACGGCTCTCGGCAAAAAACTGCCAGCGAATCGCACTGTGAGCCAAGTTTTCAATGAGGAACAATTGCAAAAAATATTTCAATCACCGCGATGACGCGAGCCGAGCGAAGGAAACGCGCCGTCCGACGCAAATGCGCTCTATGCGGAGTCCCGATGGCAGGTCGGGGCTCGCGCTGGAAAACGTGTTCCACGCTATGCTCGCTGGAGTTGGATCGTCTGCGCCGTCAAAAAAAGGAGAAGGCACGGGGGAAACGGCGATTGATAGAGCAGCGCGAACAACAGAAAAGGAGAAAAGTCGGGCGTATTTGCGGCTGGTGCCGAAAACCGATTCCGATGGATCGTAGGGTGTACGCAAAATATTGTTCGTATGAATGCCAACAGGCCATGCACTATCAACGGTTTTTGGACAATCCTGAAGCACGCCGACGGCAGAAAGAATATTTGAAAAAATGGCACGAAAAAACACGTCCTCGTCAAACGCGGAGCGAGCGACCTTGCGCAATCTGCGGGTCTATTGTGGGCATTGATAGGCTGCCACACGTTCGTTACTGCTCCATAATATGCCGCCGCGCAGGACAGTTATTATCAACAAAAAAACTTCAAGCTAATGAGAAATACAAAACATGGGCTAGGCAATATGCGCGGGCGCGACGCCAAGAATTGCACGCTGATCCTGATTGGCGCGATTGGCAAAAGGAACTAGGGGCACGTTCCAGGGCGCGAGTTTCTGCGCCCATTAAAGCGATGCAGGAATTGGGTTGGCTAGATGGTTATGAAATATTGTCAGAACCAAAAACAGAACCAAAGATCAAAATGCAATATCAACCAAGACTCAAGCACACAACACGTTTCGTCAAAGGTCATTTTAGAAACTACAAACACCTCGGGCGTGTATGGGTCGAACCAAAAAAAATTAGAGTTTTAAACGCTAGATGGAGTCGTAATTGTCTGCCACAAATGCAGTGTAAAATCATAGTCGTGGATTCAAGCGGAACCGCACGGGTTAAGTATAACGGGAAACGAAATTCAAGGCCGGAAAAATCGTGGCATCGGCCATCTGATGAGAAAAGAAAGCTTTTATTGTCAGTCTTGCGCGAATTGGGTTGGATCAAAAACGGCAAGTTGGCAATGATGACATGAGCAAACTCGCCGATCATCTAGCCTATCCGCCGCGACTTTTGCGCGTCGAGCGCGCGGCGGCGTATCTGGCAATGAGCACGTCGGCATTTCTGCGCCTGGTCGAAGAGGGCGTGTTACCGCAACCAACGCGCATTCACTCAATCGTCGCCTGGGATCGACATGCGCTCGACGCGGCATGCGATTCAATGGCCGCCGGCGCCGCCGAAGAAAACACCGTGCATCGTTTGCTCCGCAAGGACTAGGCCATGGCGATAACCATGTCTGACGCCTTTGTTGCTGCGGTATTGGTCGCGGCTGGCGCCGGTGTGGTCGGCATCATGGTTTATCCGATGATCGGGCCGCGGGGGGGCGATCGGCCGCCCGCCGCCGCAACCATCGGCGATCGCTGGCCGCCGCCGCTTGAGAAGGCCGATCGGTTGGCGGCGCCACGGGTCACCGATGCGCGGCCGTGGGGTCCGATTGTCGGTCTGCAGCTGCAGTCCGAGTCGAGCTCCGAGTCGATGGCGCCGATCGAGCAGGCGATCGAACGCAAAAACCAAGACGAGGAAGCGGAACGCGACGCGCGGGAATATCGTCGTGCGGCGGCCCGGCGCGGTCTGGATGAGCCGCGCGATGTCTGCGCGCGCCACGGCATGCGCCGGCACTATTTTCATCGCCGGCATCATCTGTCGTGGCGTTGTGTAGGACATGGACGGTGACATGAGCGGATATACCAAAACAACGCAGGCACAACGTGACGAAATCGTCCGCCGTTATCTCGCCGGCGAAACCACAAAGGCGATCGCGTTCGATTACAAAATTTCGGCGCCCATGGTCGGGCACTACGCGCGCGCCGCCAACGCACCAAGGCGGCGCATGGAATACAAACAAATGGTGAAACGAACGAGAAAATAAAATGGGACCGTCATGGTGTGTATTGATCAGTGCGGGTGTTGCAGTTGCATTGATCGCGTTCATCGTCATGGAGGCCTTCTTGCTGGTGTATGTTTTGCATTTGTGGACCGGCAGCGAGGGTTGACAATGAGCATTCCGCGCCTCGACGCGGGTAGCAGGGGATCGCGGGTCTAAATGGAGGTCCGTTCACATGGGATGTCGGGATTTCGATCGCCGCTGATCCCCCGCCGGTCGAATCCGCCCATAAGGTCGGAAAAAAAGTGAACATGACAAGACTTTGGAAAAAGCTATTGTGCGGAAGCCGTTGGATTTGCTCGCAATTCCTGTTTCTGGCGCAAACAGGGATTGTGTTGCAGATCAATGACTTCCGCATGAGGTTTTTTCCATTTTCCAAAATGGAGGAATCCACATGCTTATCGCGGAATTGCTGAGTCTGGTCGCGTCGCTCTGCACGTTTGCCGCCGGCTTCCTTATCGGCGCATGGTGGGGGCGCCGACGCACCGAGCGGATCGTCGTCGTGCCGGCCTCGCCGCCGATGCGACCGCGGCCGCCGCAAGTTATTACGGGCGTGCGATCGCGATTTGCGCCGCCCGTGAAGCCGGCTGCCAAGCCGGTGCCGCGGCCGACAGACCGGATTTTGCGCTGGCGACCTGATGCGCCAGAAGCAACGACGTGCGCCGACTCGCCGCCGAAGCCGGCAACCAAACCGTCGGCCGTTGTGCCGCCGAAACCGCCGATGATGGCGACCGCTATTCCGGTGCCGGCCGATTTGCTTCCGTCCGTTGCATGGGGGCGATCATGTCGGAACGATTGACAGGCGACGAGGCGTATGAGCGCGCGAACGAGCTCGCAACGGAATTGCTGCGCGTCGTCGGATTTGTCCCGGATGGCCAGGGCAGCTTAATCGGCAATGTCTCGCTGGCGGTTGCCGGCGGCGCGCTCGGGATCGCTGCCGGTCGCGTCATGGCCGCCACGAGCGACGATAATTTTGAGCATTGGATCAGATCAATGCGCACCGAGCGATCGCGCACGCGCGCCGAGCATTTGACGGAGCAATGAGCGCATGACGCTGCGCGCGAATTATCAAAAATATACCAAATCGAGCGAGGCGCGATTAGAGGCAATGCGCGATTGCTTGCTTGCGATCGAGCGCGAAGGCCTCGCCGGCGACGTGGTCGAGTGCGGCGTGTGGCGCGGCGGCAATATCATCCTTGCCCGCAAACTGGCGCCGGCGCGCATGTGCTGGCTATTCGACACGTTCGCCGGGATGACGGCGCCGACGGAGCTCGACGCCAAGCCGAACGGCATGCGGGCACTTGACTCGTTCCGAGTCAAAACCGAACGGCGCCGCCAATGGGCCGCAGCATCGCTCGACGAGGTCCGATCCTATTTTGCGGAAACCGAAACGCTCGACGATGATCGGTTGCGGTTTGTGGTCGGGCCGGTCGAGCGAACGTTGCTCGATCCGGCGAATTTGCCCGAGCGGATCGCGCTGTTGCGCCTCGATACGGACTGGCACGCATCGACGAAAATCGAGCTCGAAATTTTATGGCCGCGGCTCGCGCCTGGCGGCTGGCTGATCGTCGACGACTTCGGACACTGGCTCGGCGCCCGCAAGGCCGTCATGGATTACTTCGCGGGCTCGCCGGTCAAATTTGTGCCGATTGACGACACCGGCGTGATCATTCTCAAACCAAGGGGATAATGATGGAAGTCAAATGCCTAGAACTGCGCGATGCAAATACATTCGTGCCAGTGATTTGCGTTCGGCCAGTGCCAATGAACGAGGCGCAGCGATATTTGCTTCGGCGCGATGGATACCGCGGCGATGTAACTGAGCCGTGCATCATCATGATCGATGCGCAATGTCGCGGAGTGGCTTACGATCCATATGAATGGCGCGGCGATAGGCGCACAAAGCCGCAAGCGCATAAATACATCGCGGACCATTGGCGAGACTTGAAAGATGGCGACGTAATCGATGTGCAATTCATCTTAGGCGAAACGACATCGCCAAAATTAAGCGAGCGGCAAACGGTGCCCGGTTAAAATGGACAAACCCAATGTGCGGCTTGTTTACTAGTCGAACCGAAATCAGCGACCAAGAAAAACTCGCATGCGCCGAGCGTGAACTGGCGATGCGCCGCGTCGTCTATCGAGGCCAGGTCAAGCGCGGCGTGCTCGCGCCAACAATCGCGCGACGCGAAATCGAAGTCATGGAAGCGATCGCCGCCGACTATCGCGCCAAAGTGCAGCCCCTATAGTGACGGCAATTCCTGCGAATTATATCGGGTAGCCGTTAAGCGATGGAGCGTCACGCGGATGCTAAGGGTAAACTCCCGATGCAAACACTCATGGATAGACGGGGAGTCTCAGTGACGGGCGCGGTTCAAGGTGTCACTCCGGCCAGCCGGAAGGCCGTAGCCAAACAGGTTGACCCAATGCCGCAGGAAGCCGCCTCTGGTGCTCCATCGCTTAACAGTCGTCAAGCCGTCGAGAGCGAGCAAAGCGAGAAAGAACCGCCCATCCCTCGTTGCCCATATAGTGACGGGAATATGTGCGAATTGTATCGGTGGCAGGGGGGGTGGTGCCAAGATTGTAAAGCGGTCGCTGATAGCGATTGCTGTTCGGATGAATGAGCGACCAAAAATCATAGACCAACAGAGGTTCCGGTGGGTGTCCTGGGCCGTCCTCGCTCGCGGCCTTTGGTGGAAGCTAGACGCCCCGTAAAGCCGTCGAGGCGGGCCGGGAGCAAATAGGGACGAGGAAAACACCACGCTCGGACTCGGGCTCGGTTGGGATTAAAAAGGAAACGCAATGCGCACCATCGGATCAGTCCTGATAATGCTCGCGCTGATCGCGCCAGCGTCGGCCGAGCCGCTGACTCGAGTTTGGGGCTTGTACGGATACGGTGACAACTGGCACGAGACTTCGCGCGGCATCGACGAGATTGCAGAGGAAGCCCGAACAATTCCGGGCGTTGAATTCGTGCACGTGCTGAACTATTGGGAAACGCAAACCGTCGCCGATGAAATCGTGGCCTCGCCGCCGGATGTGCGCATTGTGATCTACGGTTACAGCTGCGGCGCGAACAGCATGACGACGATCGCGCGCGGCCTCGACGGGACGCGCAACTTCGATACGCTCGCCGGGATACAACAAAGCCTATGGTGCGGCGGCGATACGCTCGGCGGCAACGTCAAGTTCGGGCAAGTCACCTATGGCGGCTGCGTGCAAACGCTCGGGCTCGGCTGCAAAAAGCTGATGGCGAACCAGGCGTTTAACGGCACGATCCTGAATATTCGCCGGCCTGATTTGCATTCCCAGGCCGACAATGATCCCGACGCGCAAGCCGATGTGCTTAATGCGATTTATGAAACCGCGGCGCCGCCGCCGGCGGAATCGCCGGACTGGCATCACTACGGACACGGGCATGCGCTGGCGCGGCGCGGCCTGGCCGAAATGCTGAAAGGCGCGGTGCTGTTCAAGAAAGGCGCCAACGAAATTGTTTGCCACCATGGGCAATGCGAGTGACTTCATAGACTTGAGGCCGACTTAGGGCTAATTTTCGCGGCGCGACCAGGCGGCCTTTTTTAAGGCCGCGAATGACCGAAGAAAACAAGCGCACCGGCGAGGGCGCGATCGTCTGGATTGAAAAGTATTGCCGCGTTCCCGACGGCAAGGATATCGGCAAAAAATTAGTGCTCGCCGAATTTATGAAAGATGATCTGCGGGCGATCTACGACAATCCGCATGGCACGCGGCGGGCGATCTTGAGCAGGGGCCGCAAGAATGCCAAGACGACGGAAACCGCGCTGATCGTTTTATTGCATCTGTGCGGCCCGATGTATGTCCGCAACGGCCAGATTTTTTCGGCGGCCCAAGGACTCGAACAAGCGAGCATCCTGTTTCGCCTGGCCTGCAAGATGATCAGAATGTCGCCGGTGTTGCGCGCGGCGTTGAACATCAAGGAAGCCCGCAAGGAAATTCATTGCCCGGAGCTCGGGACCGTCTATCGGGCGCTATCGGCCGAAACCTCGACAGCCTACGGCTTGTCGCCGGTGCTGGTCGTGCACGACGAGCTCGGCCAGGTCCGCGGGCCGCGGTCCGAATTGTATGAAGCACTTGAGACAGCGACCGCCGCGCAAGAAAATCCGCTGTCGATGGTTATCAGCACGCAAGCCCGGACCGACGGCGACCTGTTGTCGATCCTGATCGACGACGCGATCGAGGGGCGCGATCCGCGCACCGTGTTGCGCTTGCATGTTGCCGATCGCGAGCTCGATCCGTTTTCCGACGAGGCGATCCGCGCGGCAAATCCGGCGTTCGATGTTTTCATGAATGCCGCGGAAGTGCGCGCCATGGCCAAAGATGCGCAACGCATGGCCGGCCGTGAAAACGACTACCGGAATTTGGTGCTCAATCAACGCGTCGAGGCCGGTGCGCCGTTTGTCTCGATCGAGACATGGCGCGCCTGTGGCGATCCGGTAAAGCCGTTGGATGACTGCGACGAGGTTTTCGGCGGCCTCGATCTGTCATCGGTTCGGGATTTAACGGCGCTCGTCTTGATCGGCAGAGTCGGCGAGGTTTGGCAGATCGAGCCGCACTTTTGGTTGCCGGGCGACGGCCTCGCCGAGCGCTCGCGCGCCGATCGCACGCCGTATGATCTTTGGGCGCGGGATGGCTTTTTGCAAACGACGCCGGGCAAAACCGTCGATTATGATTTTGTGGTCGATCGGCTCATGGAATTGTTCGATCGCTACCACATCAAAAAGCTGGCGTTCGACCGTTGGAATTTTTCACAGTTCAAGCCGTATCTGTTGCGAGCGGGAATGGATGAGTCGACAATCGAAGCGAGGTTTGTCGCATTCGGCCAGGGCTTCCGATCGATGTCGCCGGCGCTCGCCGAGCTCGAACGGCATCTGTCGAATCGGCGCATGGCACACGGGAATCATCCGGTGCTGCAAATGTGCTCCTATAACTCGACGGTGCAGACCGATCCGGCGAACAATCGCAAGCTGGTCAAGAAAAAGCATTTCGGTCGCATCGATGGGATGGTCGCCTTGGCAATGGCTGTCGGCGTGATCCCGGCCGAAGCCGCCGCGCCGCCGCAATATCAAATCATGGTTTTGGGATGAGCGCGGAGGATTCCAAGCAAGGCGGCGACGATCGCGACCGTAGCACCAGGCGCGAATATTGGCGCGAGAAAGCGCGCGAAAAATACCGGGCGCACTATACGCCGGCGCGGTCGGTGGAGATGAAAATCAGCGAATGGACGGTCGACGCGCAAGGCAACAAATCGCGCACGATCGAGGGCAAATAGGAGCGCAACAATTATGGCCGACAAACCCATCCTCTGTGTCGACTTCGACGGCGTAATCCATTCTTACACTTCCAAATGGATTGATGAAACTACAATCCTCGATCCCCCAGTCCCCGGCGCCTTTGAGTGGCTTAGTCAGGCTTCAGAACTATTTACTATTCATATCTATTCTAGTCGTTCCAAGAATCTCAAAGGCATCGCCGCGATGCAAAAATGGTTCACCGACCACGGCGGCGACGATCTTAAACTCGTGTTTAGTCACGAAAAGCCAGCCGCCTTCCTCACTATCGCCGACCGTGCTATTTGCTTCAAAGGCGACTTCTCCATTCTAAACCCCGAAACCCTCCGTGAGTTTAAGCCGTGGAATAAACAATAGGGCTTGTATCCACACGCCGAAAAGCGATAAAGGCGAATAGCGACCAAAGCGGCGATCGAAGGGGCCAAGATGGCACCGGATCGCGCGAATCGCTTTGCAAATCACCCCAAAATTGAAAAGGGCGGCGCCTCGTGCGCCGCTTCTGAGGCGCCAGCCGAACACTGCACCGCAGTGCCGCTTGGTCGCGACAGCTGCGCGCCCGGCCGGGTGGAAGGCCCGGCGCTAATCACCAAAGAACAAGCGCAGCGCTACTTAGAGCGCGCATGGTCGACGCTGGAAATCAAGAAGATCGCCGGCGCCGAGCAACGGCAAATCGAGGGAGTCGCTTCGACACCCTCGACCGATCGCATGGGCGATATCGTCGAAAGCACCGGGCTTGAATTCAAGAATCCGCTGCCGCTGATCTGGCAGCACAAGCACGATCAGCCGCTCGGGCTCGCCGTGCTCGACAAGCCGACGGAAAAGGGCGTCACATTCACGGCGAAATTTGCTGACGCCAAAGACGGGACGCCGATGCGCGCCCGCATAGATGACGCGTGGCAGGCGGTCGAGCTCGGCCTGGTGCGCGGCGTGTCGATCGGCTTCCGTACTTTAGAGCTCAATTACATGGATGGCGGCGGCGTGCGCTTTGTGCGCGCCGAAGTCGTCGAGTTGTCACTGGTGACAATCCCGGCGAACGCCGACGCGACTATCTCGCAGGTCAAAGCATTCGACGCCGTGCCCGCGGTCCCTTCGGACCAAAAACAGCGGCACGCGGAGGCTGCCCGTCGTCACGGGTCCGAACCGAAATCAGGAACACGAAAGGACTCAACAATGCCTCCGATGATCGCGGAACAAGTTTCCGCCTACGAAGGGCAGCGCAAAACTGCTCAAGATCGCATGAGCGCGCTGATGGCGGCTGCATCCGAAGCCGGCCGCACGCTCGACGATGACGAAGCCAAAGAATACGACGGGCTCGAGTCGCAATCGAAGTCGATCAGCGAGCACGTTATTCGGTTGCGCCGACTCGAGGACGAACAAAAAAAGGCGGCCATTCCGATCAACGGCACCAGCGTCGACTCGGCCGTTGCGTCGCGCGATCCCGAGCGGCGGACCATCGTCACCATGAAGGCGAACGTTCCGCTAGGAACCGCGTTCGCCCGCTATTGCATCGCGCTCGCCGCCGGCCGCGGCTCGCGTCAAGACGCGTTGCAATATGTGCGCGGCCGCAAGGACTGGCATTCGTCGACGCCGGAAGTGGTCACGCTTTTCGAGGACGATCACGCGAATTATGCGATGCGCGCCGCGGTGCCGGCGGGCACGACTTACGACTCGACTTGGGCCGGGCCGCTTGTCGTCGCGCAAGTCGTGGCGTCGGAATTCGCCGAATTTCTGCGGCCGTTGACCATCATCGGCAGAATTCCAGGGCTGCGACGGGTGCCGTTCAATATCAAGATTCCGCGCGCTACCGGCGGCACGACAGCGGGGTGGGTCGGCGAGGCCGCGCCGAAGCCGATCACCGCAATGAGTTTCGATTCCATCACGCTGCTGTGGGCGAAGGCCGCCGGCATTTCGGTGCTAACCGAAGAGCTCGTGCGGTTCTCGAATCCGGCCGCGGAGGAAGTCGTGCGCAGCGACTTGGCGCGCGGCATCGTGCAATTCCTCGACCGGGCGTTTGTCGATCCGACCGTGGTCGCGGTCGCCGGCGTCTCGCCGGCCTCGATCACCAACGGCATCACCGCGATTACCCCGACCGGCGTCAACATGGCGGCCTTCCGGGCCGACACGCGCGCGCTGTTCCAGCAGCTGTTATTGGCAAATCAGCCGATTGGTTCCGGCGTTTGGATCATGACGCAGCAACAGGCAATCGCGTTGTCGCTGGCGCAAAACTCGCTCGGGCAAATCATCTATCAGACGATCAATGCGATGGGCGGGACGCTGCTCGGCTTTCCGGTTGTCGCTTCGGAAAACATGCCGGCATCGGGCGGCTCGCCGGCCGATGGCTATCCGATCGTTTTCGCGGTCGCCGATGAAATCTTACTGGCGGATGACGGGCAAGTCGTGGTCGACGTGTCGCGCGAAGCAAGCTTGAACATGGACTCGGCGCCGGACTCGCCGCCGACG